CCACAATACCTTGTCCAGGGAATGCCGCAATTGGGTTTACTTTGTTCTCATATAGAGTATCTCTTTCAGAGTGTGTTAATCTATTCAATACACTAACTGCTCCGGTAATACCACCTCTATTCAAACCCGCAGGTGCAAACCACTCAGCTGCCAATCTATCGTTAGAAGCGTAAACCGCTGGTAACAATGTAGAAGGTGGAACAGTTGTAAGTTTGTTTGTATTACTATCAATTGTTTTCATCCAAGGATAGTAAGTTGCTACATAGTTTGAATCTACTGAATTTGCTTGCTCAGTTGCTTCAGTAATTGAATCATCATAATCGTTGAAATCAGCGATATAGAAACAATCTTGTCTTTCTTCAACCATATCAATTGCTTTAGAAGTAACTGATGGGTGAAGGCTTCTTACGATACCAGGAGTTACTACCATATTGATATCATATTCATCAGGATTAGATACTGCGTTGATTGCTTTAGTATATGCGATTGAACCATTTTGTGATGAGTTCGAACAATTAAATCCTTGTGTATTTGAATTTCCCCAATCAGTATCACCAGCCTTAGCTTTTCTTACGGTTGGATTCATACCATCAAATCCATATTGGAATCCTAATACAAATTGTCTTTTAACCATATCAGTTGATGCTGAACCAGTCATTACATATGATAGTTGTGAATCAAATGCGAATGTTACGTTAGCACCAGCTTCTGCTCCATCAGGAATTGGTTTTAAATATTGGTTGTTATCTATTGCTTTATATGCATCTTCAAAATCAAATCCAGAAAAATAAACCGGAGATGATGATGTGTTATTTGCTGAACCTGTTTGGTAATTTACGGCAGGCACCCAATTTGCTTCTATTGTAGAATTTGTTTTAATTGGATTCACATATGCTGCGTGTCCAAATGGTGCTGCTGATATTGGATAAGAACCTGGTCCTAAGATATTAGAATTAGCGTCTTGTACAACTACTCTTACATTGTTTGATTTATTTGAGTAATCACCAGTTTCGGTTAATTTTCCATTAGAATCAATTGTTAACTTTCTATCACCAATTCTTCTGGCTATATAGTTAGGAGATGCAGGGTCTAAGTTTACGTTATTATATGTTTCAACTACACTCTTTCTCTTATCAGTATCACCGTATGAACGAATAGTTACAGTAAATGTTGAATAGTCAGTTGAACCATCTTCACCAGCTGCTTTTACATTAGAAATACCAACTTTAAATTTAGTATTATATAATGTACCATGTCCTATTGTTTCGAATTTAAATAAATTATATCTTTCACCACTAATTAATTGAGATACTACGATTGGAGTTTCTGCTTCACTAGCATCACCATACACCTGTGTTGGTAGGTTAACTTCGTATATTTGTACACCATGTGGAGTACTATCATTTTTAAATCCTAATGATGAACTTTCAAAATACAAATATCCATAAGCTGCTTTAGCACCAAATGGAGATTCACCAAATACGTCAGAAATATCGTTTGTAGCTTCTTGAAAAATTGATGCTGATATACTAGTTGCTGCAGAACCAGAACCAATTAGTCCTGATATTACAAATGAACCGGATACCGATGCACTACTTGTAATGTTAGTAGAAGCGTTTAAAAATCCAACACCCTCATCGCCAAAATTAGTTGAATATAAAACTCCAACTAGTTTGTTGCCTTGAGAACCGGATGCCAATATACCCAAAGGTGCTGCCTGTGAGTAACCACCAATTCCGGCAACTCTTACGATTGTTGCTTGTCCAGCTTCTCTTAAATAATTTTGTACTGCATATTCTGTATAATAAGTTCCATCAGGTGTTCCGAAGATATCTTCAAATTCTGATTGCGTTCTTACGATTGTTGGAACGAATGCAGGTCCTTGTTTAAAAGGTCCTATAAATGCTGCTCCAATTTCTCCCACTCCTTGAGCTAAGAAGGATAGGTCATTTTCTCTTGTGAATACGCCAGGTGATACGATTCTTTCTGCCATTTTATTTCTTCGATTTGTATTTTAAGTTTGTATTAGTAATAACTTACAGTAATACTCATATAAATATAAACAAAATATTCAAAACACAAATTAATTATTAAGAATCGATATTACAAACTATAATTTTGTTTATAAATTAATGCGTTGGACATTTAATAATAAAGATACGAAATCATTATGGATTTGTTGCTGCAATTTCCGGTGATGGTGTTGTTGCACTACCGGATGTAGGTGACCACGGCATATCCGCTGCGCCAACATCTAATGTCGCAAATTTAACAGTATCTATTTGTTTTTGTATTTGTTGATTGATGTGAGACATATAATTCGATGGAGCCGAACCACTTACATAATTTTTAACCCATCCTATAACCAATTCTTCGGTTAAATCACGATAATCTACAAAACCATCTGCGTTTAAATCTTCAACCGTAAACGGAGTTGCACCATTAAATGTCCCGGAATTACCATCTTCATCGGTTGCCGTTATTTTCCAATTCGTACCAACAATAACATCAGTTAAATCAACTGTGTTTTGTTTTTTTAATCCTGTTAATTTCCATTCGTATGTAAATCCCATAATGTGTTTATTTTTAATAAATATTAAACTTTTTTATTTTAATCTTCTAACGAACCACTATAATAATCAGTAGTTAATAAATGTTTGTATGCTTGTTCTATATGATTTAATTCAGATGGAACTTGTAAAAAGAAACGGCAATGATGGTCCATTCCTTCAGTTCCAATAGATACACCATATTTATTATCTGATGGGTTTCTTCCAATAAACCCAATTGGTTTTGCATCTGCTTCTCTTGCAGCTTTATCTTTCCATATAGTTACCGATGCTTCTGCAACATATCCAGCTTTCCAATAAACTTCGTTTCCTATTTGATTTGCACCAAAAGTTACACCATCTGGTCTTGTTGGGTCTGGAGGTGCAGGTACATTTGATGTTCTTTTCTCAATTGCAACATTTGTAACTACATGATATGAATTTGGTATAACTACACCAGTTCCTGGTAATTCGTAATCTTTAATTAGTGCCATATTATTATCCTTTAATATTAAGTATTAAATTATTTAAAATTTCTTTTAATTCTTTAATTTCGTCTGATTGTTTTTCTATTATTTTATTTTGTTCCTTAACTGCTTCAATTAGTATACCAGCCAGATTACCATATGCAACTCCATACTCATCATTAACACCACAATAAGTTACTACTTCAGGTAATACTTCTTCAACTTCTTGTGCAATTACCCCAACTTGTCTTTTCTTATCTACATCATCAATTCTATTATAGTAAACTCCTCTTAATTGTAAAACTTTATCTAATGCAGAATCTATTGTTTCTATATTTTCTTTTGCACGTCTATCGGAATACGCCACAATGTTTTCAGTAGCGTAGATACCCCTACTAACATACATACCATACGAAGGTGATGTTGAAGATGTGTTTACACCTACACAATTGTATGGGAAATAATGATAGAACATCCATCTACCAGATTGATAATAAATACCACCATTACCACCTCCATCAAACATTACAACCGGTGTATTACCTACATCAAATAATATACCACCATATCCATTTCTACTACCATCAACTCTCCATGTTCCATAAGTTGAGTTATTTGGATAGAAGTGTGCAGAGTTTAGGTAAGAATAAATTCCATGATAACCGTCCAATCTCTGCCAAGTATACCAGAATGAATAATTTGATGAACCACTTAATTGTATTAACAGGCTACTCATTGGGTAATCATCGTAAATTCTAATACCTTCATACGAACCAGCATTAGCTCCCATTTTAATACCGGTATGATATGCAATTCTTAAATCCGGATAAGGATAACCCCATCCACCACCTTCTTGGAAGATAGAATATGCATGTGCTCCTTGCCCAGAGTTACCACCAACTCCAGTCATATCATATCTTGCTGCTCTCCAATAGTTGTTAGCTTCACCAGAACTTAATTGAGAATATCCGGTTGGGTCACAATAATATGATGTATTATTTGAATCATAGAATATAGGTGCTCTAGAAGATTCAGCAGCTTCAACATAAGATGTACCCCAATACAGACCTCTACCCATTAGGAATCTATTAGGTCCACTTTGGAATATAAATGCCGATGCTACCCTAGTACCACTATCATGAACAGCAAATTCCCATTCATCTGCGCAGTTTGCTAATATACCAGTTGTAATTGCACCTGCCCAACTACCATTTAAGAAGTTATAGTTATAAGATGTACTACCTACTTGAAGAACGCCAGGATATGCGTGTGAGTAATTGTTTTGACCAACACATAAATTAACAATATATGATTGTCCGTTGGGGTCCATATACCTTCCAGTATCATTTTGGTCATAGAATATTGGTGCTCTCATTGAACCTCTAGCATACCAATTATTACCAGTATCAACCCAAACAGATGCTGGATATGACCAGTTAATTCCCACACCATAATGTGGGTTATAGTTGTTGTCATACCATCCAAAACTCATTTCATCCGGGTTTCGGTTTGCAATACCAATGCCCCATCTTCTAAATCCGCCGGCAGTTTTAATACCAGTGAATGATAAAACACCACCATGCGTTGTATTACCACTATCTGCGTATGAATTAATATAAAGATGTGGATAATATGGTGCATTCAATACCAATCCATATCTATCACCATCAGGATATACTGAAGTCGAACCATTCGTTGCCAATGTATCAGGTCCTAATAATAATGAATAATATCCAGATGAACCAACAAATCTTCCGTGATTTAATCTAGAATTAGAATCACCATCCAAATAAAATGCAGTATTTCTATCATAGTAAATTGGTGCGTTCATTTGGTCTCTTGCCCAAATTCTAGAAGAAATTCCCGCAAATGTAGTACCATAGTTCATTACCAACAAGCCGTGGTCATTTAAACCCAATGATGCTTGTCCTCCAGCGTTTGGATGTGACCAAGCTAAACCATATAAAGAACCAGGAGATGAACCATCAATTGCCAATTTATATGAATCACCCATTGCGAATACACCCTGGTATCTAGTAGATGTATAAACCCCCACAATAGATTGTCCGTAGTTGTAATCTAAATAAATGTTATTGTTTGTATTGATTCGGATTGGTGCGTTGAAGTTTGCAACACCACCACCACTATTAGAGAAACCTACTCTTGATGTGTATTGATTAGAACCATTCAATGAGAAGAATCCATTATTTTCCCCAGCAAAATAACTACCATCAATTAATGTAGATACTTGTCCACTTGCATATAAAGTAACAAACTCTCCACCAGAAACATTAATGCCCCAATGTCTAGTAAATCCATAAGAAGCGAAATCGGCCATCCAGCCACCACTATTATACCAAACCTGTGCACCACCAATGGTCATATTTGTGGCGTTGATACCTGATGTGGTTATTTGTGCATAGTTACCACCATTACTACCTGCTATTCTAAATCCAGTTCCAGAATAAAATACCAATTCTTCCCAATCATCGGCTGCATTCCATAAAAAGTGGTTTGTATCACCATTAGTTCTTAGGTATAATCTATTATCATTCAAACCATAAGAACCGGTCATATTTATACCACCAGAAACAGGAATTGCGTATCCAGAATAGTTTCCAGCATGCAACATTGCTCTCCATCCACTTTGCCAGTTTGTAGTACCATACCACCCGTATCTATGAAGAATTTCACCCTGATAGAAATAAAATTGGTCATGTTGGTGACCTACCAACCCATAATATTCAATCAATGTACCATATGAAGATGGTGCTCCACCTTGAGTGTAGTTATCCCACATTCTAAATGACATTGGTTGTGTACCACTTCCAGTACCATGTGCTCCCCAACCAAAATCCCATTCTCTATAAGGGAATGTTACTTGGTTTACTACTATTCTATTACTATTCCATAAATAAGTTGTATCATTTTGAATATAAAAAAGTGGTGAACGTAAATTACCGGTATTGGAATCAGGAGTTATAAAAACATCCTGATTTGTCATTCTTAATGTAGTAAAATTGGAATTACCTTCAGTTCCTGTATTTAAATCAATTCTTTTTGATGCACCTCTATTGGAAATAATCATTTTACCAGCGCCATCGTGATTCCAACTGAAACCATCTGCGGTATATGCTGCATATGTTCCAAATGATTGTGATGTACCACCTAATCCAAAAAATCCTTTATGTGAATTATTTTCTCTAAAATCTATTAAACCATAATGAGATGCGTTATCTAAATCTAATATAATGGTTGCTCCACTACTATAATTATTTCTTAATCTTGTTGAACCATATGATTCAAATCCACCATCCGTTCTTAATACATACGGAGTATAAGTACCATTACTAAATTGATTAGCCTGGTTTAATCTCAACCAACCATCGGTTGTGTCTAGTGCTTGTTTGTTATTACCATAAAGATAGTTGGTAAAAAATAAATTGTTTGCAACATATAAATTATTTGTTACCCTTACATGCGTATCACCTTCACCAACTGAAAATAATCTAGTTCCTAAATCTTCTGAATCAAATATCCTAACCCCACCATAGCCAGCTTGTGCACCCATACGAATACCAGTGTGCCATCTTAAATCTAACTTAGTATAATTACCTCCAAAGTTTTCTAAGTTAGTACCTATGTAATAATTTGAATTTGCATCACTATCACCTCCACCAAAATGTAATCTAGTAGAAGCTACCGAACTATATGCTTGATTGCTAAAGTTTCCGCCAATTACAACTCTATCTGATGTTTCGAGTGCATTTAAGCGAGATGTACTACTATTAATATAGTATGATGTACCACCTACATAAATTGTACCATCTGCTCTAAAGTTATATGGGGTATAAGTACCACTACTAAATTGATTAGCTTGGTTTAATCTTAAATAAGAATCAGTTGTATCTAATGCTTGCTTACTATTACCATAAAGATAGTTTGTAAAGTATATTGGACCTGATGACCTAAATGAATTATCTGCTTGATTGAACTGCCATTGAGAACCTGCAGCTGTTGCTGTTCCCATATGAATACCAATGGTATCTAAGTTACTATAAGCTCCAGCATTTCCTTGGAAGTAACTTATACCATATCCATCGGCATTTCCAAATCTCCAAATTGGATTTCTAACATTACCAGCATATGTTGTACTATAAAATCCAGATGTACCGGCCGCATAAACTCCAGTTGAAGATATTACCTGATTGAATGTTACATTATCAGTTGTTCTCACATACTGATTCATATTATATGCATAAGGGTCACTTACACTATCTAATATCAATCTCCATGCAGTCCAAGAGTTACCACTACTTACACCATAATCACCAAAACGAGCTTGTAATCTAGTACCACCATAAACAGAACTATATGGTGTATATAATTGTAATGAACCACCACCACCAGCATATGTTCTCATCATCATTACAGAACCATAATTTGGAAATCCTTCTGCCGATGAAACAAATGCGTTTGTTATACCTTGTCCAAATGAAGTTGGTAAGGTTGCTGCATTCCAACCATAGTTAGCCAATGCGTTTAGTAGATTAGCCGATGTTGCTATACCACTTAAGTTTGATGTTACGTTTACAAATGTAGGTGAATCGGTTGTTCTAAGATTTTGATTCATTAAATGAACTTCCGTAGCCCCCTGTCCGGTATTTACGGTTGCAAATGTTACAGCATCGGTTGTACGAACCGCCTGGTCCATTGCGTACAATTCATTTGCACCTTGTCCAGTATTTACAGTTGCAAATGTTACTGCGTCCGTTGTACGAACATTTTGGTCCATTGCATATAATTCATTAGCACCTTGTCCGGTATTAACGGTTGCAAATGTTACAGCATCGGTAGTTCTTACGTTTTGGTCCATTAAATAAACCTCAGTTGCACCTATTCCAGTATCAATTGTACCACTAAGAACTACATTACCTGATACGTTTATAGTATCATCAAATGACCATCTATCCGTACTTTCATTCCAAATGAATTGTTTTGTTGCCGCATTACCTCTCTTAATTTCTATGCCGGCATTTTCAGTTGGTGCCGTTGATGCTCCAATATCTGCATTTAATGTAATGATGTTATCACCTACATTTAAAGTTGTTGTATTAATATATGTTGTAGTACCACTTACAGTAAGGTCACCAGTAATTGTAGCGTTACCAGTTACTGTTAATAGAGTACCATTGAAAGTTAAATTTGATTCTACTGTCCCGTTTGGTGCACTTCCGTTTAAAGTAATTACACCATTATCAGTTGTACCAGTTAATGCCAATAATCCGGATGTACCAGCAGAACCTGATGTACCACTACTTCCACTTGTGCCAGAAGAACCCGATGTACCACTACTTCCACTTGTGCCAGATGTACCTCTAGTACCGCTTGTGCCAGATGTTCCCGATGTACCGCTTGAACCAGAAGTTCCCGATGTGCCAGATATTCCTGATGTTCCCGATGTTCCTCGAGTTCCACTTGTTCCAGATGAACCTGATGTACCACTACTTCCTGAAGTTCCAGAAGTTCCACTTATTCCAGATGTACCAGATGTTCCTCTAGTTCCACTTGTGCCAGAAGTTCCCGATGTACCACTTATTCCAGATGTACCGGCACTTCCACTTGTACCAGATGTTCCCGATGTACCACTTATTCCAGATGTACCAGATGTTCCACTTATTCCTGATGTTCCCGATGTACCAGAAGTTCCACTACCAGAAGTTCCAGAAGTTCCTGCCGAACCACTTGTACCAGAAGTTCCCGATGTTCCCGAAGAACCTTGTGCTCCACTTGTACCAGAAGTTCCAGATGTACCGGAAGTTCCTGATGAACCCCCTAATCCAGAAGTACCTGAAGTACCCGATGAACCACTGCTTCCAGATGTTCCAGAAGTTCCTGATGTTCCAGAAGTTCCCGAAGTTCCCGATGAACCTGACGTACCCGCTGAACCACTACCACCACCAGCTCCACTTACTCCCGAAGTTCCAGAAGTTCCTCTTGTTCCCGATGTACCAGATGTGCCTGATGTTCCCGATGAACCTGCAGTTCCGCCAGCTCCAGTTATTCCCGATGTTCCGGAAGTTCCTGATGTACCGGAAGTTCCTGCAGAACCGGCCGAACCAGTTCCACCACCTGCTCCCGTTATTCCAGATGTTCCCGAAGTTCCCGAAGTTCCTCCAGAGCCAGATGTACCACTACTACCACTTATACCAGATGTACCGGCTGAGCCTGTTGTTCCTGATGTTCCACTTATTCCAGAAGTTCCCGATGTACCTCTTGATCCCGATGTTCCAGATGAACCACTTATTCCAGAAGTTCCTGATGTTCCACGCGTGCCACTTGTTCCGGATGAACCAGAAGTACCAGATGACCCGGTTGTACCACTACTACCAGTAGAACCAGAAGTACCAGATGTTCCTGATGAACCACTTGTACCAGAAGTTCCACTACTGCCTGATGTTCCCGATGTTCCGGAAGAACCAGATGTTCCAGATGTTCCGGAAGTTCCTGATGTTCCTGAAGTGCCGGATGTACCAGAAGTTCCTGATGTTCCCGAAGAACCATCTAATCCAGATGTTCCACTTGTACCCGAAGTACCAGATGTACCAGATGTTCCACTTGTACCCGAAGTACCAGATGTACCGGAAGTTCCTGATGTACCGGAAGTTGCCGCTGCGGTTTTTATACCAATTTTACCAGTTGATGAATTATAAACTAAAACTTCATTTGTACTACCATCTTGTTGCAATGAACCATCTCCAAATGATAGTGAACCTGTTATCCCAACACTTCCTGTGAATTCTTGTTTATCGAGTTGAGAGTCACCAAATTTATTTGAACCAGATGAATAAATTATAGATGATGAAATATAAATTACTTTTAATTCAGTTGCATTTATTGTACCTGCTACTGTTAAGTCAGTATTAACTATTAGTCCTTTATTTGGAGAAATTATTGCAGTTGCCGAACCAGATTTTAATCTATCTAAATCACCAATAGATGCGGCACTTATATTAAATAAACCACCACCATCGCCTCTAAATAAAGATGCGGATATTGATGATGAAATATTAATCGAACCACTAATTTGTGTATTTGTGTTTATTTGAAGCGGATTATTACCAAAAGAATCAATTTCATCAGTTTGAATCTTAGATGCACTAAAATTACCAACTACATCTACCGATTGAGATGAGAAATTAGCTATTCTACTCCCGCTTACAAATAAAGAAATTTTATCTTTAGTTTGTTGATTTAAACCATTAGGGTTACCGCCTAAATATTCCATTCATTAAAACTTTTATGTTATCTCCAATACTGAAACAATTACATCCGCAGAGTTAGCTAATGATGAGGTTACTGAAAGAAAATCTCCAGCTTCTAAAACTAATTTTTGCTCACCACCAACCAATATGTTAGAACTACCAGGTAAAATTAGTGAATCTTTCACAACATATACAACTTTATTTGCGGAGTTATCTCTAACCATCACACTAACTGAAATATTATTTGTGTTTACATTCGCTACACCAACACCAATTACAGTTGTAGATGTATTAACAGGAGTTTCGTAAACTTTAACACCTGATGTTCCAATTGAACCCGTTATACTATTTTTAAATGCGTTTGCCATTTTTTTATTTTTTTTATCCTAATGCTATTGCAAATGCAATAGACGAATCCAATACATCAACTCCATCTACTAAATATCCACCATCTGTTAAATTCATTGAACCAGTCATTCTTATAGAGCCACTTACTGCCAAACTATTGTTTACAATAAGATTATCAAATGATGCCTGTTGAACATCAATAGTTCCTTTAAAAGAGCCAGTAAATGAGCCACTTAAATTTGCGTAAGCAGATAATGCCTGTGTAATTGAACCCGAAAATATTGGACTATGTATAATCATCTATATCTATATGCTTTTTGTTATAGGTATAAATATAAATATTTTCCCTTTTAAGGTTTAACCGGCCAAGTTATATTAAATGGATTAGTTTGAGATGTGATATCTCTTAAAGATTGTCTGTATTCAGACCAAATTACTTTTGTTTCGGATGGAATATCCGATAATTGCGTCCAATCGCACTCTGATAATAATTCGTTTCGAATTTCTCTAACAACAAACCATTGATTTTCTAATCTGTAATCTATTTCACTTTCGGATGCATTTACTTGAACCCAATTTTGATAATATACACCATCCACTAATATTGGCGTTCCTTCGGTAATATTTTTTGTGTAATCATTTGGTTTTGGAGTTTGTTCAACTTCATATAAACCAAATTGAGTCATAGTTTCTTCTCCAATTTCATTTGGGAATGTAATATTTCTATGCGCAGCTTTTAAATCCTTAATTGTATAAGGATAACTGATTTCATTATTTATAATTCGTAAATACA